AGCGACCAGGGTGCCGCTGCCGCCGAAAGTGAAAGCGTTGACGCGGCCTCCGACGTGCATGGAGATATAGGGAACAGTTGCATCGCTACCGCCTGCATAGCAGTCAATCGCCGCAAGGTGGCGCGCGCCCCACTGTGTCCAGCGAATGCCCATGTAGGCCGCTTCGTTCCACGGGCAATCGATCTGAAGCGCCGGCGTCCGGTTGGCGTTCCACTCCGTGAATGCGCCGCCGATGGAATCCGTGCCGTTGGACGAGACCGTCAGCGCGGACCTGCCGTAACCGACACCAAAATAGAGACCCTTGTTGGCCACCAAGCCCCCGCCGTCCGTCGTAAGGGGATTTGGCAGGTTGGCCGTATCCCACGGAGTTGCGCCCTCGAAGAGCGGGCGCACCGCGAAGCCGAAACGGCCGGTCGTGTAGTTGATATAGAACGGCTGGTTCCGATTGCTTCCGTCGGCGTTGTAGCCGTTGAGGACGAGGTTGCCGGTGGAGGCAACCATGAACATGCGCCAGATGACGGTATCGCCACCGAACTCGAGGAACCCTCGTCCGTCGTTGTTGTAGGCCGGTAGATTGATCCCACCGCGCGTCTTGAACAGATCGGCCAGGACACCGGCTGGGGTGGACATGTTGCCGTTCCCATCGATTGCGCACACACGTACATACGTTGAGAAATCACCCTTGGCGGCCGTATTGCGGTCGATGATGAGGCTCCCGTTGCTGGGGACCACACGAAAGCGACCTACCGTGATGGGTTGGGCTGTGTCAGTGAAAAGCAGCTCGTTCGATGGGCCGCTGATGTCAACGATGCCAGTGACCACGCCACCCGAGCGCGGCAACGCATCGGCTGCAATCTCTTGGACCTCATCGACATGCCGGGAGAGCGCCGCGACCGATTCCTTGGTTGCGTAGCGCTTGTCCGCATCACCTGTCACGGCCATGCGAACGGCTGTGACCTGCTCGTCGACATACTCGCGCGTTGCCACGACGACGGCTGGATCGATCTTCAGAACGATATTGCCGGCCGCCTTGTGGATCAACATCATGCGGAAAAACTGTCCGCGTCCGGAGCCCTCTGCGAGCACCGGCTTGTAACTGGGCGGCACGTTGGCGACCGCGAACAGATCCCCTTCTTCGTCGTACAGACCCAGCTCGCGCGACCACCACCCGCCCAACTCTTCGGGCAGGTAGACCTCGGCAATGACGATGCTGGGGTTCTTCTCGTCGCGAACGAGGCGGTTCAGCGGACGGCGCAGGCGCTCGCGCACCAGAGCGCGTTGCACGGCGCTCGGCATCACATCGGCGTCGCCGCCACCATCGATGCCGCCATCGCCCACGGCCATCTCGGTGAGCGGGACCATCGTATTGGAGAGCAGCGCACGAGCCATCTTGGCTTCGCCTGCCTCCGTCAAAGTCGCAAAGTACTTAGCCATTCGATACCGTAGTGATTTCAACAACGTGGGCGGCCACCGCCGAGTGGGTGGGGCCTTCTGTGGTAACAACCTGCGGCATGTACGGGTACACAGTTACCGTGTCGCCATCGACGCAGGCGGCATGTGCGCCTACGTATCCGGCAATCTCGGCACTGACCGTCAGGCCAGTGAGGTGCCGCGAGAGCGGCCGAACGTCGTCAACGATCTGCTCGATCTCTTCGTAGGTCGCCTCTGTGACGCCCGTGCTTTCGATGCCAACGTCGAGTGAGAACGTGCCCCGGTGGCCGGGCGGTTCGGTCTGCCACCACTCTTGAATCGTCAGCCGATAGCCCAACGGTTCCAGCGCCCGCCGCAGCGCTCCTGCAGTGCCCTTGCGCTGGTGCACGGCAAAGGCGTCTCGCACGACGCGGCGCTTGACGTCTTCCGGCCAGTTGGCATTCCAACGATCCACCGAGCGAGCGCTTGCCAGGTAGGGCAGCAGCCGTACGGGGCACGTGTCCGCATCCCACAACTGATTCAGCGGGACAGGCGTGTCGAGCAGCGTGAGGATGGTCTGCGCCAGCGCCCGTTCCAGCGGCGTCGCGTTTGCCGGCAGCAGCGTTTTGTCACTCATCCGCGCCCCCGACAACCACGTCAATGCCCGCGCAGTAAGACGCCTCTGTTAGGTCGACGATGATGTCTTCGGCAGGCTCGGGAACCTCCACGCGCTGGACACCCGCCACGTGTGCGGCCGCAAAGATGGCGGAGCGGCGCACGTCGCGGCCGATGCGGCGCTGTTCCTTTGCATAGGCGTCGAGGCGCTCCCATGCCGCGGCCACCATCGGCTCAGCCTCTGGGCCCGGGTAGTGGTACAGAACGACGCGCAGCCGGTATGGAATGATGCGCGCGGCCTGCACCGTCAGCCGGTCGGCCAGCGGGCGGACGTCTTCATCGCTGAGCGCCTGCCGCACGCGCTCGACGAGCTCGTCCGACGCGGTGCCATCGCCCTCGTTGCTGAGTACCGACACGATGACTTCCGCCGGCGCCGGCGAGATGGCCCGTGCGTCTGCCACGCGGCCGTCTGCGGCGCGGGCATGCAATTCGTAGGCTGCGCGTGGGCCGGCGACGGAAAGGCGCTCGAATGCGCCCTGAGCACGCGTGCGCAGGCTAGTGTCCGACTCCATCACGGGCGCCACCGGCGGAAATGCTTCCGTGTCGCCCGGCACGGCAACAAGTCGCTTTGTATCCAAGCCAGCGGCCAGGTGCTCCAGATCGGCGCCCACGGCAAAGCCGAGCATGGTCGAGCGTGCGGAATCGTTGACGTGCGCGCGCTGCTGCACGTCGACATACGCGAGCAGCTCCAGCAGCTTGACCGCAGGGTCAGATTCCATGGTGGCCGACCATTCCGGACAGAGCCCCATGAAGGTCGAGAGGAGCCGCTGGTAGGACGCCTCGAAGTCGAGTGGTTCGACAACGTCGGGCGGCGGCAATGCGGACAGGTCGATTACGCTCATGACGTCACCTTGAGATCGACGGCCCGCTCGTTGTAGATACCGACGACACGCCAGACCACCCGGCCGTCTTCAATGCCCTCCACCCGCACGCGCGAGAGGCGCAGGCGCGGCTCCCACCGTGTGATGGCACGTGCCGCCTCTGCCTGCGCGGCGGCCACCCAGCCGCGCGTGATGGGCAAGTCCACCTTGTCGGGTAGATCGCTGCCGTATTCGGGCCGCTCCCGCCGGGTACCGCGTCGTGTGCTCAGGATGTCGGTCAGGCTTTGCAGGAGGTGGTCCATGCCCGAGAGCAGCGCTCCCGTGCGTCTGTTCATGCCGACGACGGCCACGGTGCCTCCAAAGAAAAAAAGGCGGCACGTGGCCGCCTTGCGATTGATATGTGCTGCAGCTAGAACGGTTTGCCCACCGGGGCGCCGTCGCCCTGCTCCATGTGCGAATGGTCGCGCAGGGATACATCGCCGGCGACCACATCGTCTGTGGCTTGAATGCCGCCTTGGATGGCGACGGCGGTGCCGCCGGCGGCGCCCTGCCCTGACAAACCGCCCATGAACGCGAGCGCCTTTTCCACGAGTGCATTGCCTGTGAAGGTGGATGCCGGCACGTCGGCACGCAGTTGCGGCGCTTTCAGCACGGCGCCGTCGGCGCGCAGCGTGAGCAACGTGTCGCCCACCTGCAAGACGATCTGGCCGCCTGCCGGCACCGCCAGCCGGTATTCGTGCGCGGCATGGTCGTAATGCTCGCGGGCGCCGTCGGGGTAGTCCGTGGCGGTCAGATCTGACGATTGACCATTCGCGCCGCCGTGCTGGTCCGTATAGAAGCCCGCCAGGACAAAGCCGCCTTCAAGGCAGCCGGACGGCGAGACGAGCAATGCCTGCTCGCCCGGCGACGGCGGGCGCCACTCGCGCACGGCGCCGGCAGCACGCGACCACCACGGCAGCCAGTCAGACGTCCAGTCAGCAACGGTAACGGTGCAGCGGGCGGCAGCGTGGTCGACCTGCACAATGACGCCGGCCTGCACGATGCACGCCAGGCGCCGGTCTGCTTCACCCGCTTCGTAGCCCATGGTCGGCCTCGCTGTGGCGCGGCTGGATGTCGAAATCGACCGTCGTGCCGCTGGTGTCTTCAAACGCCCATTCGGGCGGCCCGAGGTCGAACTCGTGTCGCCATTCAGCGGCGATGACGCTGTAGCCGTCGAGGTCGGGGCGCATGCCGTCTGGGTGGAAGCCGTCGCTCTCCAGCTCAGCCATGGTGACAGGCAGGCCCCATGTCTGGTGGTGCAAGACCTTGATGAGCCGTGCGGCGAGTGCCCACATGGCGGCCTCGGCGTTCGGCTCGGTCGGGTCGCCAACGACGCGCAGCTCGATCACGATGTTGATCGCCGGTTGGCCGGTGCCCGGGTCGGTGCCCGGGCGCAGCGCGCCGACGTACAGCAGGATGGCCGGCAGCGGCATGCTGTCTTCGATTTCTGGCGCCCAGCCGATGAGGGCGACGTCCGGGAATTGCGCTTTGAGGTGCGATTCAACGGCGTCGAACAGTTGCTGCAGATCAGCGAGCATGGCCGGTTGCCTTGAGGATTTCGTATTTCACTTCCTGCTCCAGTAAGACCATGAGGCGCGCCTCGATCTCGGCGGCGGCTTTGCGGAATGCAGCTTCGCCCTTGTCTGCCCAGTCGAGTTTGACGCCCTCGATGGGCATGCGCGCCTTGCCGACGCGGCGGAAGACCTTGCCGTCGCTTTGGCTGCCGCGCGTGCTTCGGTAGATCCACGCCTTGTCGAATCGATGCCGGCCGACAGACACGCCGCGCCGCGTTTGGCGCGGGTTGCCGAGCCGGTGGGCCTCAATGGCGTTGAGACCGAGCCAGACCTTGCCTTTGTCTGCGCTGCGCAAGAAGAAGTAGAGACGCTGCCGTATCAGCTTTTGCGCGATATGCATCTCGGTCGAGACGTGCTTTGCTGTCTGGCCTTTCACCCAGTTGGCGCTCTTCTTCAGCGCGCGGCGCCAGGCATTGCGCATTGCGTCTTTGCCGAGGGTTGCGAGCGGCGCGAGCGCTGCGGCAATGTCCAGCTCTGCCTTTAACGTGACGGACATGGTTCTGGCCTCAGTACGAGTTTCGTGGTGCCCGAGCCGTCGGGTTGCAGTTCAATGACGCTGAACACGTCGCCCAGCGCTTGCACACGCGTGCGCTGGCGAACGCCGGCGGCGTCGGCATCGCGCAAGATCACGAACGGCTCACGCAGGCCCGAGCGCTGGCCGCGCATGGGTTCGACATCCAGCCACGGCGAATAGAACATGCCCATCACCGGGTCGGGCTTGCCGTCGATTTGCACCTCGTCAGAGAGCGCCTCGAAGACTGCCGTGTCGAGATCCGCCACGTGGTCCCGAAACGTCATATCAGGCCGCCTTGCCCGTCGCGGCCGACAGCTTGATGACCGCGCGTGGGCGGGTGCACAGGTGCAGCGGGTTGGACTGGGCTTCGAGCTCAACGGCCTTGCCGAACTTGCCGGCTTCCTGCTTGGCGTAGTACGGCAGGCCGTTGGTGTTGACGGCCTCCATGTAGTCCGCCGGCGCGAAACGGGTGATGAACAGTTCCGGCACGCCTTCGGGCACGGCGTAGCCTTCGTCGTCGCCGATGTACCCGACGTTGCCAACGCGGCCGCGATAGCGCTCCCACGTGACGCCGCCGAAGTCGAACGTGTCGCGCGGGTCGCCGCGCAGCGCCGCGGCCATCTGGGTGTTGAGGTACGTTTCGCGGATGTCCTTGGACGTCATCAACTGCCGCCAGAAGTTGCGCCCGCACAGGGCACGCACGCCCGTGTGCGGGGCGGCGCCCAGCGAATCCTCCACCATGTCCAGCAGTTCCAGCGTGGAGGAACGCACGTCGCCGATGAGGATGGGCATGTGCTGTTGCTTCAGCCCGAAGCGCTCGAACAGATCGACCAGAACCGACTTGCCA